CGACAAATGGCCATTGCTGCTAAGTTATCAGCAGAAGGTTATGTATCTCATGCTCAGCGCAAAGCGGTTTGGGCGTCTCGTAATGATGAGAAGAAAAAGAAAATGAGGAAAGAAAGTACTGATGCTTATGGTAAAACCCTTCAAAAGAGAGCAGATGATAAGAAAAAGTCTAACATATCTAAGTCTGATAAGGATAAGTTAGGTAAACTTGCGGCTTTGATGCGTAGAGAAGAAGCTGAGCTATATGAAATGAAAAACGTACCAACTCATAAGCTAAAAGCACTTGTTGCACGAGGTGATTCTGACTCAAAAGGAATGTCACCCGCGTTTGGGATGCAAATAAAAGCTGCTCGACGTGAGCTTGCTCGACGTAAAAATAAGGTAAATGAAGGTATTATATTGAATAAAGGCTTCAAAGAAGAAGTTGAAATCAATGAAGTATTGACTATCCAACAACGTCAAAAGCGGAAGGTACTTGCTCGTAGGCTTAAGTCTAAATTAGCTCGGGGTCGTATGATTGCTAAAAAGAAAATGGCACCCCCTGCTAAACTTAAGATTCGTTCACAACGTAAGGCCCGTGACCTTATCCGTAAGAGATTCTCTGCCGGTAAGAATTACAATAATCTATCACCTGCTGAAAAGATTATGCTTGATAAGCGGATTGAAAGTAAACAAAAGCTTATTGCTAAAATTGCAAAACGACTCCTACCTAAGGTTAGAAAGGCTGAAGCCGAACGTCTTAAGTCTTATCGTCAAAACCTTAAAAAGGAAAATTATGAATTTACAGAACGTGACCTAAAGAATATTGCACGTAAGGCTGAAATTCATAACATAGATGAAGCAGTGTTGTTTGAAGTATATAATGATGGTATTGATCTGTATGATGAATCTGTTGCTGATAAGTTAAACCCTAAGCAATTTGCATTTAACCGTGTAAATTCTTATTTGGCAAAAGGAAAGTCATACTATGAGTACCACGACGAATAACGAAAAATGGATTCATAACAAATGGCGACCAGGGATGGCATGGCTTTACATGACCATCTGTGCATTTGACTTTATCATCTTGCCTATATACTTTATTATGGCTCAAGGAGATATGAGTGTAAATACATTAGTACAATGGCAACCAATTACCCTTGTATCTGGTGGTTTGTTCCACGGTGCTATGGGTGCTATTATTGGTTTGACGGCATGGGGTCGTAGTAAAGAAAAGATGGCTTTTGGGCCTAATGGTGAGTTTGTAGTAGAACAAGAATCACAAAGTATTACGGGCAAATAAATGAAAAAGTTTGGACAATATTTAATGGAAGATATGATTGCGGCAGTTACCCAGAAGGGTAATAATATATATATCTATAATGAAACAGGACGAATTATGGCTGCTATAGTTGGTGGTCAATTAATGGGTTATACACCTTCTAATGTATCAGTTAAGAAGGGCGATAAAACCATTATATACAATAACCAAGGTCGACCAATTAGCGTAGTTGTTAACTAAAAGGAATAAAAGAAATGAGTAGACTAAGCAGAATGGCAGCACGAGATGCTCGTAGACAAATGGGTTCACGTAAGATGGTTGATCCTGCTGACATTGATAATGATTCAGCTGAAGCATCTGATGAAACAGTAAAGAACTTTGTTGTTCAATTACGTAAGCATATATCACTACGCGGTCGTAATCCAGTTGTTTTTGCCAATGGTGAAAAGAAGAAGCTTGATCCTAGAGATATTGATAAATTCATGCGTATTTTTGGTGATACAAGACGCCCAATGGATAAGGAAAAGCTTCAAGCCCGTGCCTCTAAGTCATACAGTAACTTTAAGAAGGTAATCAGTGAAGATTTTGAAGGCTTGGAAGAAAGCGAATCACCTTTCGTGGGTGGTGATAGTCCCCGTACCGACCACGTTGATCAATTTGGTAATAAGATTAAAACAAAGAATATTGCTAAGAGATTGGCTCGTCAAGCTATGCGTCGTCAAATGGAATTGGCTGCTTCTAAAAGGTCTAAGGCTAAACAGGCGGTTAAACGTGCAGGTGTTAAAGAAGAAGTTGAACTTGACGAAATGTATAAGTGTTCAAGTTGTGGGCGCCGACATAAAGATGTTAACTGCCCAAAATGCGACCCTAAGATTTCAGAAGGCCGTGAGCATAAATTAAGTAAGCAATATGCGGATGATCATGCTAAAGCCTCGGCCGGTAAATACTCAAATAAACAACTTAAGGGTATTGCTAAAAAGTGGGGTACTAGAGGTGGTGATAAGTTTCTAAAGTATATGAAGAATGAAGAAGTTGAACAGATTGATGAAGGTACGTGGTTATATCCAAAAACCCCAGCCGATAAACAAAAATTAAATGCACTATTAAAGAAGCCTATTCCATTAGGTAAGGACGGCGAAACAGCAATTAAAGCCATCAGCAAATATATTGGTGATGATGTACTATTTGATGATCTTGCCGCGGCCAGTGAAAAGAGCAGAACAAAAGATGCTAGACCAATAATTAAAGCAAGAATGAAACAACTTGGAGAAGAAGTTGACCATATCACAGAAGTTGCCGTGGGTGATGAAGTGACATGGAAAGTTGGTAGTAACAGCAAAACAGGTAAAGTGACTAAGATTAGTGATGATGGTTATGTTCTAGTAGGATCGACAAAAATTGCAATGTCGGACATTCTATAATTATAAATAAAACTAAAAAGGAACGACAATATGTCTGATATCTATAAATCAATCCCTGATAGCTTAATTAAAGCTGCAAAGGGTGTTATGGAACAAAATACAGATCTTAGAGCAGAACAAGAACTTGCTAGTCATGGTTTTTCTATTAATGAAAAGAACGATTACCTTGAAACAGATCTCAAGAAGCGCAAGAAAAATAATGACAAAGCTATAAAAGATATGAAAAAGATGGGTTCTCCTATGAAGAATCCTGCCTTTGGTGAAGAAGTCGAGCTAACCAAGGAAGAGCAAGAGTTCATCGATTCTCTGAACAACGATATTTTTGAAGAGGAAGAGATTGAAATTGCTGAAGCCAATTATTATATAGCAACATCTGAAAAGTCTAAGTTTCATGACAAGGGCTACCGTCCTCACCTAAAAAACCCACAAGGTAAGACTTCTTATCTTGCTAGCGTTGCTTACAAATCACATGAGCATGCTGCCGGTGAAGCTGCTGCTTATCACAAGGGATATACATCAGGCCCTGGTAAAGCGTCTGAGCGTGGTGCAAATGATGCAGTACGTGCTTATAGACACAAGAATAAAGAGCACATGCATGAAGAAATTGAACTTGATGATGTAGATCCTAAGGCTCTTAAGATGAAATTCAAGAATCGTAAAGACAAGGACATCGATAATGATGGTGATGTAGATGATTCTGACAAGTATTTGCACAAGCGCCGCAAAGCTATTTCTAAGAATATAGATGAAGACGCCGAGCAGATCGATGAGATCTCCGGTAAGACACTTGCTTCATATTCCGATAAAGTAGCAAGATATGGTCCCATGAAAGATGTTAGGACTAGACAAAAGCACGAGAAAGGCGTATATACAGCCTATAAGAAAATGAAGGGAAAGGACGTTAAGGTTCCTGCTCGTATGGAAGAAGTAGAACAGATTGATGAAATCTCACGTAAGACACTTCGAAGCTATATCGACAAATCAGGCGAAAGCATGAAGCAAAAGGGCCGAGGCCGTCCTTCTCGTGCTTTTTCTGCTAAGAAGGCCAAGCGGTCCGCTGGTATAGAAACGGCCAAACTTAAGATTAATGATAAAAATGAAAAAGAATGGGATGAAATGGACAAGAGTAGAGAGAATACTATTTCTACTGTGCATTCATATATTCTAACAGATGGTCCTAAAAAGGCTGGTTATTCTAAGTTTAATTCATCTGGTGATAGAACAATATTTGTTAAAAAGGGACCTAATGGTCATCTGTTATACTTAGAAGTATATAACAATACTGATAAATATTCTGGACGATTTGGTAAAATTGGCAATTCTGGTTCTTATGACTACAGCAATAACATTTATGTTAATGACCTTGTGCCATGGAAACTTAGGGGTAATTCTGATCCGAAAGAAGGAATTGAACAGTTCAACAAACTTATTAAACAAAACGAAAAAGTTAGAGATTAAACAAGAAGGAAGAAACAATGCCACAATGGGGTAATACAGACGAATATGCTGACGCACCTAAGTCACAAGCAGATGACAAGGGGAATACCGGTCAGGACCTATATGGTACTGAAGTCTTCGGTGTTGATGCACAAGAAGTAGCAGCCGGTTCTGCTACACATTCTGGTTGGGTTAGACGAGTAGCCGGTACAGGTGGTCGTTCAGGTCGTGTCCAGGAAGAAGTTCTAGTAGCAATGAGCGGTAAAACATTCTCCAAGAATGATGCCGGCGATTATCTTGATGTTACTGACTTTGCCAATACAACACCTGGTGCTGCTAATACAACAGGTACGGCTGACGATACTGAATACCCAGACGCTTAAGTTTACAATTTAGTTTATTATGGTTACAGTTAATGAGTCAACTTATATGTTGTATGCCGCGGCACACTATGATAACCCGCAGTGTTATGACATAGAAGAATTTAATGATGATATGAATAAATTCAAGTACCTATTGCGCTTGTTCTCTAGGTACAAGAATAACAATGTATTAAAAGAACGGCTCATTTTGAATCATTTGATTACACTATATAATGTGTTTCCTAGTGAGGTTGCAACTAAATTGCTTTTCTATAAGTGTTCTGAGTATAAGTCATATTTAAAGACTTTCTTAGTATTTTTAAATTATATGCCAGAAAGAATCAACGGTGTAGAAACCGAAGATTCAATCATTTTTAGCTCTGATATAGAAATAGATAATCATATAGCAAATATATTGAGAGAAATCTAATGAAAACATTCAAAGAGTTTACTGAAGAAGTTACTAATGTAGTTGGTGATGGTAGTGCTATAGGGGCTGAAGAACCGGTGGTGAGTAAAAAGGCTCAACAAAAGTACAAGAAGAAGAATAAGAAAAGAAACCCTCAATATCACAAAGGATTAAAGAAGTCCACTTCAGATAAAAGGCAAGCACATTTTAATAAGGGCGCTAAAATGGATGATGATAATCCAGCTGCATATAAACCTGCCCCAGGCGATGCTACTGCCAAAACCAAACTGTCTAAACACACTAAGAAATATAAGCAAATGTTTGGAGAAGCTCTACTTACATTTGAAGATTATAATATTAATGAAGGTAAGGCCGATACTGCACTGAAAAAGAAAGCAGATAAGTCAGGTATGCCTCTTGCTATTCTAAGAAAGGTGTATAATAGAGGTATTGCAGCTTGGAGAACTGGCCATAGACCAGGTACTACTCCACAACAGTGGGGCCTTGCAAGAGTTAATTCATTCGTAACTAAATCATCAGGTACATGGGGTAAGGCAGATAAAGACCTTGCTGCTAAAGTAGGGGGATAAAACCAGTTGTGAGTAAAAAAGCTCAACGAAAGTACAAGAAGAAGAATAAGAAAGATGATACCTAATACTCTCCTTATAAAAGGAGTTGCTATTCTAGGTGGTATTGCCCTTCTAACTAGTGGCTTCTTTTATGTTAAATTTCTTTTAGCGAAACTTGATGCGGCGGAACAACGTGAAGCTACATATCAAAGTGTGATTTCTGAGTATCAAGCTCAACTTGATTCATATAAAGATGATTTATTAGAAATTCAAGGTCTCAATGAAGAAGTGCTTGAAACATATGAAATCGCAAAGGAAGAATATAGGTCTCTACAAAAAAGATTTGAACAAACTACATCTGGTAATAAACGAGATCTTAATTTTTTAGCTATTTCTAAACCAGGTTTGATTGAAAAAAGAATAAATAATGGTACAAAGGATGCTTTAAGATGTAATGAACTGATGACAGGTGCTGAACTTAATACGAATGATGATAGTAATACAATTTGTCCTGACTATATTAAGAGTATGAGTAATGATTAAAGCAGTAGCAGTATTATTGGTTAGTTTAGCATTAGTGTCATGTGGTACTACAAAGTTAGTTGAAAAACCGATCGAATATACACGACCATCTTTGATTATACAAAATACAGAATCTATAGTGCAACGTGATATAACTTGGCACATTATTACTAATGACACATATTTGGATAAAATAACTTTATTGGGTGACAATACAGCATTGGTTGCTTTAACAGTAGATGATTATGAGAGGCTTAGCCTAAATTTGGCTGAACTTAGAGCCTTTATTTGGAAACAGAAACTTGTTATAGAAGCATATAAGTCTTATTACAAAAAAAGAGAAGAGTAAATGTCATCCGAGATTACAGATATAAAAGTTAATCAAAAGGTAATGGAAGAAAGGCATAACCAATTGATTCAAACAATATCATCATTAGAAAAATCTATCGAAAAAATAACTGAGGTTTCATCTAACGTGGCTAAACTCTTAGCAGTATATGATGAGCGTTTACATAACCAAGAAAAGAATGTTGAAAAAATAGCAGAAAATAATAAACAGAGTTCTGACATTATTCATGATCGAATCAATAAAATGAAAGAAGAATATAACGCCGGACTCGAAGGAGCCATAAAACGAGGCGAAACTTGGCATGAAGAAAATCTGTCAAGATTCAGTAAAATTGAAAAGTGGATCTTCACCGTATCAGGTGGGGGAATAGTTATTGGCTTTTTATTATCAAAGTTCATCAATTATATATTTTAAGTATTTACAAAGCTAACTAATAGTATTATAGTTACTACCAATACTTAATTAATTGGTGTAATTATGCTTTGGTTAGACAAGAAATACATAGGTCTTATCAGTCCCAGATTAAATAAATTTGCTAAACGAGATGAGCATCGGTATCAATTCCGGTGTCCATTTTGTGGTGATAGTGCTAAGAATGAGAATAAAGCACGGGGCTGGTTCTACGAAAAACAGGGTAAGATGTTATACTATTGCCATAACTGCGGTGCGGCAATGGATATAAAGAAATTTATCCGGCAAGTAGACCCTACTTTATATAATGAATATGTCAAAGAAGTCCTTAAGTCTGAAGGCAAGCCACTCAATCAACCTAAAATTAAAACTAAACCACCCGTCTTTATTAAGAAGAAACAACTGGATGGGTGCCCTAAAGTATCAGAATTAGATCATGATCATGTGGCATATGTATATCTAAAGAATAGACATGTACCAGAAGAATGGTTTTCTAGGCTTCATTATACACCCACATTTAAGGCTTATGTTAATACAATCATTAAGAATAAGTTTGAGACAACCAAGAATGATGATGAACGACTCCTGATCCCATTCTATAACACCAAAAAAGAATTGATCGGCTTCCAGGGCAGAGCTCTGGGCCCATCTAAATTGAAATATATCACAATCATTCTAAATGAGACTGAACCCAAAGTCTTTAATTTAGACCGCTGTGATAGATCTAGACCTCATATAGTCTTGGAAGGACCCATTGATAGTATGTTTATGTCAAACTCAATAGCCATGACAGGTGGTTCTATTGATGACATATATATCAATGAGAACTCAATCATTGTATATGATAATGAGCCTAGATCTAAAGAAACATGCTATAAGATCCAAAAAGCAATTGATCATGGCTATCAGATAGCATTATTTGACCACTTTAATACACATAAAGATATTAATGATATGGTATTGGGCGGTTATATTTCAACCGAATTGGAAACAGCACTAATAGAAAATGCATGTTCTGGTTTGAAAGCACAACTAAACTTTGATAAATGGAAAAGGATATAATATGAAAGTAAATTTGATTGGATTAACCCAACCAAAAATGGATATGACAGCGGATGAATTTGTAGCATATACGGCTAGGATTTCTAATCCAAATAACCAAATGAATACAGCAACTGCACCCCAGCTCATTAATTATTTGATTAAGAATAAGCATTGGAGCCCATTTGAAATGGTTCATGTGTGTATTGAAATTGAGAGTACTAGAGATATTGTAAGGCAAATTCTTAGGCATAGATCATTTTCATTCCAGGAATTTAGTCAAAGATATGCTGATCCCACTGAGTCACTTGGGTTTGAAACAAGAGAAGCCCGGTGGCAAGATACTAAAAATAGACAAAATAGTGTGGATATAGGAGATAGTTCTGAAGATCTTATTATTGCTGAACAATGGGAAACATACCAAAAAGATTTGAATGAAAGATCTAAGCACGTTTATGATTGGGCTATTGATAAGGGTATCGCCAAAGAAGTAGCCCGATCAGTACTACCAGAAGGTAATACTATATCTCGTATATATATGTCAGGCACACTACGCTCTTGGATGCATTATTGCTGGCTTCGAATCGGTAATGGGACTCAAAAAGAACACATGGAAATTGCCCAAGCATGTTGGGAACTTATATGTCATGAATTTCCTACCATTGAAGCCGCATACGACGAAGCAGAACAACTCAAGCAACTAGAAAGAGGACTTTCATGATCATATATGTTACCAAGCGATCTGGTAAAAAAGAAGAACTAAACTTAAATAAATTCCATCGTGTAGTAGCAGATGCATGTGAAGGTATCACTGGGGTTTCACCTTCTGAAATTGAATTGAAGTCTCATGTTTCATTCTATAATAACATACCCACGTCTGAAATCCAGGAAACTTTGATTAAAGCTGCGGCCGATCTTATTAGTGAAGAAACTCCCAATTATCAATTTGTTGCTGGTAGACTTATTAACTATAATCTTCGTAAAGAAGTCTATGGTGAATATGAACCAGATGGGTTATTGAGTCATTATAGCCGTTTACATAGTCTGGGCTATTATACTTCATTTGATACCTTATATGAGTTAGAAGAATGGGATGACTTAGGTAGTTATGTTAAACATGCACGGGATGATTTATTTACTTATGCAGCCATGGAACAGTGGAGGGGTAAATATCTAATAAAGAATAGAGTAACGGGTCAGATTTTTGAAACACCTCAAATGGCATATATGCTTATTGCTATGTTCCTGTTCCAAAACTATTCGGATCGAATTAAATGGATAAAGGAATTTTACGATGCAATTAGCACTTTTGACATTAGCTTGCCTACTCCAATTATGGGCGGCTTACGCACACCTCAGCGACAATTCTCTTCGTGCGTACTTATTGAAACAGACGATTCATTAGACTCAATTAATGCAACGTCTTCTTCAATCATTAAATATGTATCTCAAAAGGCTGGTATTGGCATTGGGGCTGGTCGTATACGTGCCATTGGTAGTTCTATACGTAATGGTGATGCTGTTCATACTGGGGTCATACCTTTTTATAAACATTTTCAGACCGCTGTCAAAAGTTGTAGCCAAGGGGGCTTACGGGGAGGTGCGGCAACTCTGTATTACCCTATTTGGCATTACGAAGTAGAAGATCTATTAGTACTCAAGAATAACAAGGGTACAGAAGATAACCGTATTCGTCGCTTAGATTATGGGGTTCAGTTTAACAAATTGTTCTACGAACGCCTTATTTCAGGTGATAATATAACTTTGTTTTCACCGAGTGATGTACCTGGTCTTTATGATGCATTCTACCAAGACCAAGAATTATTCCAACGGTTATATGAAACAGCCGAACGGAATACACATATTCGTAAAAAGACTGTTAAGGCTATTGATCTATTCACATCATTTGTAGAAGAACGCAAGGAAACTGGTCGTATCTATCTTATGAATGTTGATAATGTAAATACACAAGGATCATTTGATCCTGAGTTTGCACCAGTGAGGATGAGTAACTTATGTGCAGAAATCGGCCTACCCACCAAGCCATTGACTAATGTTAATGACCCAGAAGGTGAGATTGCTCTATGTACACTTTCTGCTATCAATTGGGGTAACATTAAGAAGCCAGAAGACTTTGAAAAACCTTGTCGTATTGCTGTTAGAGCTTTAGATGCAATGCTGGATTACCAAAATTATCCGGTCCCTGCTGCTAAAAATGCCACAAAGTCAAGGCGCCCATTGGGTATTGGTATCATTAACTTTGCATATTGGTTAGCCAAGAATGAAAGTAATTATCAAGAACCCAACCTAGAATTGATTGATGAATATGCAGAGGCTTGGTCCTATTACATTATTAAGGAATCGGTTGAGTTAGCCAAAGAGTTTGGTGCTTGCCCTAAGAATAATGAAACAAAATACAGCAATGGTGCTACACCTAATCTATTGTATAAGTCAGCGGTAGATGAACTTGTGCCTCATAAAGAACGTATGGATTGGGCTACACTTAGAGCTGATCTTAAGGAATATGGTATTCGGAATAGTACGTTAATGGCTCTTATGCCGTCTGAAACCAGTTCACAGATTTCAAATGCTACAAACGGTGTTGAACCACCTCGGTCTTATGTGTCTGTTAAACAATCCAAAGACGGTGCTCTTAAGCAGGTTGTACCAGAATACCGTAGGCTTAAGAATAAGTATGATTTGTTGTGGGACCAAAAGTCACCAGAGGGATACCTTAAGATTATGGCTATCTTACAAAAGTATGTTGATCAATGTATCTCAGTTAATACATCGTATAACCCATTACACTTTGAAGATGAAAAAATACCATTGTCTGAGTTACTCAAGGACATTCTAATGCACTATAAATATGGTGGTAAAACACTGTATTATAATAATACATATGACGGTGCTACAGATGATAACATTGATATGTTAGAAGTACCATTGTCCGAGCTTGAAGATGAAGAATCCTGCGATTCTTGTACCATATAGGAAATAAATGACAGTATTTAATATTAAAAAGAAAAATCCAGCTAAGACTATGTTCTTTGATGGTGAAGTGACAATAGCCAGATATGATGTTCTAAAGTATCCGATCTTTGAAAAATTAACTGATAAACAGATGGGGTTCTTTTGGAGGCCAGATGAAGTAGATTTGTCCCGGGACTCAAAGGATTTCCGTGAACTTAATCCGAGTGAACAACACATTTTTACCTCTAATTTGAAACGGCAAATTCTACTGGACTCTGTTCAAGGTAGAGCACCAGCAATGACATTTTTGCCTATTACTTCTCTACCAGAGCTTGAAACATGGGTTCTCACTTGGTCATTCTTTGAAACAATCCATTCAAGATCTTATACACATCTCATTAGAAATGTATATTCTGATCCGTCTACTGTCTTTGATGAAATTATCAATATCAAAGAGATTGTAGATTGTGCCAAAGATATCAGTAAATACTATGACCAATTAATGGAATTGAATACAGCTTTAGAGACTGATGAATACGAACACAAGAAAGCACTTTGGTTATGCTTGAATGCTGTTAATGCTCTAGAAGGTATTAGGTTCTATACATCATTTGCTTGTTCTTGGTCATTTGCTGAATTGAAAAAGATGGAAGGTAATGCAAAGATTATCAAATTCATTGCCCGGGATGAAAATATCCACCTTGCAGCCACTCAAAATCTATTGAAACTACTACCCCAAGATGATAAGCAATTCAAGAAAATTGCCGAAGACTGTGAGGAAGAAGTTATTGATATCTTCAAGTCGGTTGTTGAACAAGAAAAGGATTGGGCTAAGTTCCTATTCAATGGTGGTTCTATGATTGGGCTAAATGAAGAACTATTGGTGAGTTATATAGAATGGATTTGTAATAAGCGTATGACTGCTATTGGTCTTACACCATTTACCAAAGGGGGTAGTAATCCCCTGCCATGGACGGCAAAATGGATTAGCGGTGGGGATGTACAAGTCGCACCACAAGAAACAGAAATTACTTCTTACATTGTAGGGGGTGTAGAAAAGGATGTCAACGAAGATACATTTAAAGGATTTTCACTATGAGTAAACAAAAAGAAAAAGTATACTGTATAGGCTGTGATAATGAAGCTATTATTGCATTTGAAAATGAAAGCGGGGATGAACCAGAATTCTGCCCATTCTGTGGGTGTTCTTTGGATGAAACTATTGATGAGTTAATCCAACAAGAATTTGAATACGAAGAATAATGTATAAGAATCCCTGGTTATATCATGATCAAATATGGGAACCCACTGAAGAAGAACTAAAAGACTTATTTGGTTTTGTGTATTGTATCACCGACCCAAATGGTATGAAGTACATAGGCAAGAAGCAATTATGGTCTAAACGTACTCTAAAGCCTTTGAAAGGTAAAAAGAGAAAACGTAGGAAGATTGTAGAATCTGATTGGAAAGAATATTATGGCTCCAGTGAGACTGTAAAGTCATTAGTAGAAGAAACTAATGCCGATGGCTTCAAGCGAGAGATTTTACACTTCTGTAAGTCTAAAGGGGAGTTATCTTATAAGGAACTCCAAGAGCAAATGGATCGGAGAGTCTTGTTCAAGCCAGATAAATATCACAATGGTATCATACAAGCCAGGATCAACCGAATCCATGTGTTAGATAAAATGTAGAAATGTATTTACATATAATCAAATTGATGGTAGTATAAACTTATGATGACACTTAAAACCCCCATATGGAAAGACTTAGATTATAATCTATGGTGTGATCTTTCCGATAAAAATTTAGTGAATAGAGGCGTAATGGCTGATTGTGCCATTGGTTTAAATACGTTTGGTATTAGTGACAGTAAAACTATAATCAATTTAATATTATCGGTGATAATAGATGAATAGCCTAAGAGGTGTTATATGGACTATACCAGAATATGCAGGTTGGTCAAAAATTAGGCGTGTAATAAGTGATGACTATTTATATAATGTAATCGACCATTTAGGAGTATGAGAAAAAATGAACGTAGTATACTCAAAACGAAATTGTAACTTCTGCACTGCCGCTAAGAAGTTGCTAGACAAGCACGATGTTACATATGAAGAATATCGAATTGGTACAGATATTACTAGAAATGAATTCTTGGAGAGGTATCCCAACCAAAAGACCGTGCCCTTGATCATCCTTGAGGGTGAAGTTGTAGGGGGTTACAAAGAACTCAGAGAACTTTTTAAGGTATAAATGTATTTACTTTTGTGATAGATGTGATATTATATATATTATGTTGAAAGGAAAAAACTATGACACGTGATGAAATTGTGAATGTATTGAGTGCTGGTAAATGTAAATTGGTATTCAATAAAGTTGATGGTTCAACCCGGGAAATGACATGTACTCTGTACAGTGAATTCATTCCTGAGTCTATGCAACCATCAAGTGACAGTAAGGTTAAGTTTAACCCAGATATTATTCGGGTGTTTGATCTTGATAAAGAAGGTTGGCGATCTTTCCGGGTTGAAAACTTTACAGAGGTAGCACCAGCATAATGCAAATTTTAGGTGGTGAACTTATTAGAAATGCTACCAATCAGAATGCTATGGGCGGTACTGAATTACTTGGTACTGCTCTACATTCTAGGTTGGATCAAGAGCTTTTAAAAGACTTCCAAATTATTCTATCAAGACCATCTCACCATGAACTTGATGAGAGTAAAATTCGTATTTGTTGGTTACATGATCTACCGGGTGATCCAGAGTCAGATTTCTTGTCTAATAAAAGTAATCATGACAATTTCCATATGTATGTCTTTGTATCAAACTGGCAGATGCAAGGATACATTAATCATTATGGACTTCCTTGGAGTAAATGTGCTGTATTAGAAAATGCAATTGTACCCATTGAAGCACACACCAAACCCGATCCAAAAGAACAAATCAACCTTATCTATTTCTCAACACCTCATAGAGGGCTAGATATTTTGGTGACTGTCTTTGAAGAATTGGTAAAGCATGTGGATAATATTCATCTTGATGTTTATTCATCATTTGAACTGTATGGTTGGGCTGAACGTGACAAACCATTTGAACCATTGTATGATGTTATTAGAAATCACGAGAATATGACTTATCATAGTTCTGTTTCTAATGAAGAAATTAGGGAAGCTTTAAAGAAAGCTCATATCTTGGCTTACCCTAGTACATGGCTAGAGACATCATGTTTGGTACTCATTGAAGCAATGTCAGCCGGTTTGGTTCCTGTGCACCCTAATTATGGTGCATTATATGAAACTGCGGCAGGTAACACTTGTATGTATCAATACAATGAAGATAAGAATAGACATGCTTCTATATTCTTTGGTGTGCTTAAGAGTATCATTGAGTCATATAGAGCTGAACCGGACTTTACAACAGCTAAATGTGCAACGGGCAAGTCTTTTGCAGATATTCAATTTGCTTGGGCCCAAAGGCAGGTTGAATGGTCTACTTTACTCTCAGGCTTGTTACAGAAAGTAACAGACAGATCTTTACCTGATAATACTTTAACCTTTAATACTGGTTCATAAAATGATAATCGTTGATCTAAATCAAGTCATGATTGCTAATCTTATGGTTTCTATTGGTACACACACCAATACAGAAATTAAAGAAGAGTTGTTACGACACATGGTCTTGAATTCCATTCGTCATAATAACGTCAAATTTAGGGCAGACTATGGTGAAATGGTTATTGCTTGTGATGATAAAAACTATTGGCGCCGAGATAAGTTCCCTTATTATAAGGCAGCACGTAAAGCAAACCGTGAAAAGTCTGAGTTGGATTGGAATGCTATCTTTACGGCCCTAAATAAGATTAGGGATGAATTGAGAGACTTCTTCCCTTATCGAGTAATCAGAGTATCTCATGCCGAAGCCGATGATATCATTGCTTCACTATGCCATGAATACCATGATAAGGAGCAAATTCTCATTCTTTCAGGTGATAAAGATTTTATTCAATTGCAGGCTTATCCAAACGTAAGTCAGTATAATCCTGTACTCAAGAAAAAGATTACACATAAAGACCCTAAACGGTATCGAATTGAACATACACTTAGGGGCGATGCAGGTGATGGTGTACCTAATTTCTTATCAGCAGATGATATTATCATTACACCTGGCGCTAGACAAAAGCCTGTCACTAAGAAAAAGATTGAGCCAATCATTGATCAACTCATGTTTAATGCATTACCAAAAGATGTAATGACAGAAAACGAATTGAGAGGATATCATCGTAACAAAGAAATGATTGATCTATTTGAGAGTATTCCAACTGAAATTAGACAACAAATCATTTCACAATACGAAGAACAAAAAGGAAAGGGCAGAGACCAGATCTTTAACTATTTCTTCAAACACAAACTTAAACAATTGAACGAACACATTAGGGACTTTTAATGCAAAAACAAATCAACGAAATTATCAAGGAAATTACAGAACTACCTAAGCGTAAGGATAAGATTGCAGCTTTGAGATCACATGGAGATAATGCAGCATTGAAGAATGTATTGAAATATACATTTGATCCAAACATAAAGTTTGCTTTACCCCCTGGTAGTCCGCCGTATAAACCAAGTGAGTTTTTTGATGAAACACATAATAGACTCTATGCCGAAGCACGTAAATTGTATTTGTTTGTAGAAGGTGGTAACCCTAATCTAAAAGCATTGTCTAGGGAACGACACTTCATTGAGTTGTTGGAATCTATTGATCCAGAAGATGCTAAACTTCTTTTGGCGGTAAAGGAAAAGAAGCTACCATGGACTGGGTTAACAGCCAAAATTGTACAAGAAGCCTGGCCAGGAATTTTCTAATGTCTAAGACAAAGAAATATAAGAAGCGCTATTATGACGATGATTATGACGATGATTACAATTATGGTGATCATGATCAATATAGAAAGCGTAAGGCTGAAAAGCGTATTGCTAATGCTTTAAGGTCAAAAAATATTGATGATTTATTGGACTGGGATGAAGGTGGATATAAATAATACATGCCAACATATACATTCGTAGACAAAAACACTGGTGAAGAAACCGAACATTTTATGAGTCTCTCTGAGCGGGAAGACTTCCTGTTGGCTAATCCTCACCTCGAAACAATCATCAAAAAAGTAAATATAGTCACATCAGCCATGTCTGGATCTAATAAGCCAGATGATGGGTTTCGTGATGTGTTGAAAAGGATTAAAAAAGGGAGCCCGCGAAGCAATATCAACACATTCTAGAAAGGGTAATACACATTGCCTAAAACCAAAAAGAATAAACGCAACGTATATAATATTTCTAATGGACTTTCACTCTCAACTATTCAACCAAGAACGGAAAATCAAAAATTAGCCTTTGATGATTGGTATGATGGTTATCATTTAATGCTTCACGGTTCTGCCGGTACAGGCAAATCTTTTATCTCATTATATTTAGCTCTATCTGATAAAGAAGATTTAGCACAATATCATAAAGTATACATAGTACGAAGTGCTGTACCTACCAGAGATATTGGTTATCTTCCAGGTAAAGAGAGTGAAAAGATAGCTATGTATGAACAACCGTACATTTCTATTTGCTCTGAGCTATATAATAGAGGTGATGCCTATAATATATTGAAGCATAACAAAGAGATTGAGTTCATAAGTACATCGTTTATTCGTGGTAATACAATTGATAATGCTATAGTAGTAGTAGATGAAGTCAACAATATGAGTTTTCATGAATTGGATACTATTATTACTAGGGTGGGCGATAATTGTAGGATTATTTTCTCGGGTGACTTCAAACAAAGTGATCTAAGAGATAAAAGGGAAAAACAAGGACTCAAACAATTTATGGGTATCCTAAATAATATGTCACAATTTTCACATATAGAATTCAATGAAGATGATATAGTGAGATCTCAATTAGTGAAGGATTATATTGTTGAGAGAGAACGACAAGATATTTGTACATGATTTACTTGAACCAAAAGTAATAGATCAAGTTACTGGTGATGGCTATAGGTATTATACAACACCTGAAGGCAATAAATACCCATCTATCACCAGTGCTTTATCATATTTAAGTGAAAAGCATATTGATGCTTGGAAAGAACGGATAGGGGAAGAAGAAGCAAATAGGATTGGTAATAGAGCAGCCAAGAATGGTACAGCCTTACATGAAATGGCTGAAAAATATGTGCTTAATGATCCTACTTGGAGGGATGCTTTTCCTATTACAGTGAAAAGGTTCTTACCGCTTAAAGCATTACTAGATCAATATATAGAATGTGTATATGGAACTGAACTAAGATTATATTCTGATGAATTAAGGATTGCAGGTACGGCTGATCTTATTGTTAAATGCAACGGTGAACTTACTATTGCAGACTTTAAGACATCTATGAGACCTAAAACTGATGATCAAATTTTGGCATATTATATACAAGCAACAACATATGCCATATGTTTGAGAGAATTATATGGACTAAATATTACACAGATTATGATATTCATGGCTGTGAATGAAGATAAACCAATATTATTTACAAAAAACGTGGCTGATTATGAAGACTTAACTAGAAATTATTTAAAGCATTATCATGCAGGGAGACTAAAGCATGTCAAGGAAGAAAGAAGCCCGAGAGATTCTTAAGCAAATCCTATGTGATAATGAATATAGCGAAAAGTTGGATATTATTTCAATGCGTATCTTAGAAGATGGTACAACGGATGACTTAATTGAAATTTTATTAGCAGTAATTATAGATTCAGCAAAGAGCAGTTATTTAACTAGAGAAGCAATCAACCAACTTTATCATATGACTGCAAAAGTAAAACAAGAGAACAGAAATGATATATGAAGAATTTAATATTGGCGGTGAATTAGTCAAACAAGACCAGAGATATGTTGTAAGGGATAATAAACTACTCAACAATCTAGTGCTAAGTAGTACTTTGTTACACCCTCAAAAATCTACATCAGGTCATAAGCATGAGGGTCAAGAAGAAGTCTATATCTTTATGCAAGGTGAGGGTAAAATTGAATTAATTTATCCAGACAAAGAAGCCATTGTATATGATGTTAAACAAGGTACAACTGTACTAATTGAAGACGGTGTATTCCACCGAGTTCGGAATACATCTTTACAAGAACCTCTTTACTTTATATGTGTATTCGATGGAGCCAGAAAGCACTAAAATGCTATCCTTTCAGGAGTTTACTAAAGAAATATCTATATCATTTTGGGATATAGATGACACTCTTCTTAAGACCGTCTCAAATGTATATGTTGTGAAGGGCAATGAGAGAGTAAGGGCTCTAAACAGTAAAGAATTCAATACATATCAACTCAAACGAGATGAAAAGTATGATTTCTCTGAGTTTAAAGATTCAGAACATTTTGCCAATACATCAACACCATATAGTAATTTGATTAGATTGGCAAAGCGGATACTTAAGAATTATCATAAAGCATCTAATAATAGCAAACTGGTAATCCTAACCGCCAGAGAAAACTTCGATGATAGAGAAAAGGCTATAGAAGCATTCAAGGGCTTTGGTTTACCATTAACTCATATAGATATTGAATATGCCGGCGAATTAAACATGCCAGCCCCTAAAGCTAAGAAATTCGTTGTTAACAAATATTTGCAAAAGGGTCAATTCAATATAGTTAATCTTTTTGATGATCAAGAAAAGAATCTAGATGCATTTCTAACATTGGAAGATAAGTACCCGAAGATTATATTTAATGGATTTTTAGCATATGATGGTGAACTCATACGATACAACTGAATTGAAAATGGCTTACCTAGACGGTAAAGCGGCTAAAGATGATATGAGTGAGTACTCTATTATGTTGATGCAATGGTATGAAGAAATTGCATCAATACAAAATAAACCAGAGATTATACGTGAATTTCTTAGAGGATGGAAACAAGAATGAAAACATATATATTTGATGTAGATGGTACACTCACCCCCAGTAGAGATAAAATGGACAAAGATTTTAAGTCCTTTTTTATGTCTTGGTGTAAAGATCATATTGTCTATTTGGTAACTGGTTCTGATAGAGAAAAAACAATTGAACAAGTAGGGCAAGATTTATACACCGAAGTTAATGGTGTGTTCAATTGTGCCGGGAATGCATTTTATATTAAAAATAGATTGATCTATACGCGGGATTTGAAGCTTACCCATGATCAAATTACTTGGTTACTAGACACACTTGAATTGAGTAAGACACCATATAAAACCGGTACTCATATTGAGTTTAGACTTGGTATGGTTAACTTCTCTACTGTAGGTAGAAATGCTACAAGAGAACAACGTGCCGCTTATGTAGCATATGATGAAGAAACTAATGAACGTTTTACTATTGCACAAGAATTTAATGAAGCTTTCCCTGAACTTGAAGCCACTGTAGCAGGCGAAACTGGTTTAGATATATATAGTAGGGGATATGATAAAGCACAAGTCTTAGATGAGTTATCTGGGAATGTAAAAGACTTTGTTTTCTTTGGTGATAAAATTTGTGAGAATGGAAATGACCTATCACTGGCACAGGCAATAGGTAGAATGGGTGGTACCTATCATAATGTAGATTCATGGGAAGATACATATTACCTATTAAAAAAATAAGAAAGAATAATGGCACAATTTAAAAAAGATCGGAATTTCTAATGGCTATTTGGAATAAAGACTCACAAGCATATCTTGCAAATAATAAAACATTATTTGAAGCATTTTTACTAGCTGATAAAGATGGTAATCTTATCAATTCGTTTGGTGTTGCATCGAATATTCCTATTGCAGCTGGACTCGTTGATGGGTATAGTGCAATACATAAGTTTGGTAGAAATCCAAATGTAGGAAACATACCAGAAACTATTTGGATGCACGGAGGACTTTATAGTTATCTTGATGTTGGTTCTGATAG